ATAAAGTTGTCAAAGGGTCGTTAAAAGAGGTGATCGGAACAACTTATAATGTTACTACTGGATCTGACTTCAGGCTTTCTTCTCAAACGAATGCGTTCATTACTGCTCGTGTGAATGCTAATATGGCCGCACCTTCAATATCTGTGTTTGGCGATACAGGAACGATCGGTGGTCAAAACGTGATTATGTACAATTATAATATGTACACAGGTCATTCAATTTCTGCGGGAGATACTGTGTCGACTACAACCGTGATTGCTTCTGAGACAATGACCTCGAAAGAATTTATTGGATCTCTCACAGGTAATGCTGATCAAGCTACACAGTCTGGAATATCTGGTGGACCGGGTGGATCTGCTGGAACGAAAGTAACAGGTAGTCCTGCAACTGTCGATACGACCGCAACTGCAGAACCGAATGCCGAAAACGTATCACAGCTCGTTCAAAACTCGACAGTAGGTTCTCCGATCGTAGCTGTCGATGCATCATCGGTACTCACAAATGCAATTGACCGAACTGTAGATAATGGTAATGTTTCGAATCGTAACCTCTCACCTCGAGAAGTTCGATCAAAATTAAGAGATGATGCTACTCTTCAGAATACAACTTTCGTAACAACTCAAATTGGTGCTGGTACTCTTTCACCTGATTTTGCATCTTCGGCTCCTCCATCTCTTGGAAGAATCGAAGCAAAAGCTCCTACAGCCGTGATTGGACTTCGAACAATAGGACAAAAAATGCCGGGTGGAGCTACAAAGAAAATTAAGCCAAAGCCAATTCCTCGTCCAATTACTCCGAATCCTCTTTATAATCCTAATCGCTATACCGAAATTACTTCGAGTACAAAACTTGGACGCGGTATTACGATGGCAAAGTTTCTCGGTGGGCGTGGTGATAAAGTTACTCTTGACCATATTACTACACTTGGTGAAAGAAAGTCTCTTGCTCGCCAATTCTATCTCCAAGCCGAAGCACTTCGTCTTGTGCAAAATGATAAAGATGGAAAATTTAAAGATCACCGAATGGTAATTATCGAAGGTCTTTATAAGAAAGGTCCAAATGAAACTTTAACAGCAGGATCTTTTAATGATCTTGCTACAAAAGGACAAGTTGTAGTATACGAGCTTTTAGGAGCTAATGGTCGACCCGATCATCTTAAAACATTTGATCTTGCTGTGTATTTAAAAGATAATCTTTTTTATGATAAGCTTACTTTAAGTTATGATAAGTTTGATCCTTTTGGAGACTTTACTTCACAAATAGTTATACAAATGCCAGCTGTTACAGAAACATTTAGTTGTTCGTATCAGATGGAAATTGCTACTCTTTTCAATAATAAAGTTCAAGCAACTAAAGAATTCATTGAAATTCTACAGTCGTAAAGATATAAATAGAAAGAATAAGGATAACTGATGGCAATTAAAGCGTTCTCGATTGAAGATGGTAATCAAAGTACGTCTACCCTGCGGTCTAGAAGAGATAGAGAATATTCAGATATTGATTTAAGTTTTCTTAAATCTGCAAGTGGAGACGTATTTAAGAAAACTTCTGCAGCTGCAGTAAAGCAATCTGTAAAAAATCTTCTTATGACCAACTGGGGAGAGAAACCTTTTCGCCCTGTGTTTGGTGGAAACTTAAATAATCTTCTTTTTGAACTTGCTGACAATCCTACAATATCGAGTATTGGTGCTCGTATTGAAAACGTTATAAACAATTATGAACCAAGAGCCGAAGTAAAGGACGTTAAAGTTTACAATGAAGCAGATAAAAATGCACTCAGATGTGTGATAACATTTAAAGTACTTAATGTTCAAGAGCTTGTCACACTTACAACTACAGTATCGAGGTTAAGATAATGGCGACAAATATTCAAACTACACAATTAGACTTTGATGCAATTAAAACGAGTTTAAAAACTCATTTCGCAGCACAGCCAGAATTTGCTGATTATAATTTTGAAGGAGCTGGCCTTAGTAATATCCTCGATGTTCTCGCATATAACACTCACTATAATGGTTTACTTGCTAATTTTGCTCTTAATGAATCTTTTCTCAATACTGCACAGCTTCGAAGTTCAATCGTATCACACGCACAAACTCTTGGGTATGCTCCAAGATCAGCAACTGCTGCTATAGGAATTTTAAATTTATCAGTAAATTTAGCAGGTGTCGCTGGACGACCTGCAGCATTAACTCTTAATGAAGGTCGGACATTTACATCATCTATAGCTGGAACTACTTACACATTCAGAACTCTTAAAGATTATTTTGCTACCGATGATGGCTCAGGAAATTATGTATTTAAAGATAATGTAGGAAGTGATGATATTTTTGTTCATGAAGGAGCAGAAAAAACAAAAACATTTTATGTAGGCGAAGCTAGTGAAAGACAAATATATGTAATTCCAGATCAAACAATTGATACGTCAACTGCAAAAGTTCTCGTATATCCAAATGCATCTTCAACATCATTTGATACATACCTTGATATTACTAAAGCTATTCGAGTTACAGCTACATCTCAGTTTTATCAATTAGTTGAATCTCCAAATGGATCTTATGAATTGAACTTCGGTGACGGTGTTTCAATTGGTAAAGCGCCGGCTGCGGGATCAATCGTCAAAGTTACATATCTTTCTACTCTTGGTATTTCTGGAAATGGAGGAACATCTTTTACTCCAAGCGCAGCATTTACTGTGAATGGAGTTGAATATCCTTTTACTACTGTTGTAAGTTCAACTAGTGCAGGTGGAGCTTCAAGACAAACTATAGAATCTATTAAACAAAATGCACCTATTGCATTTTCTTCACAACAAAGATTAGTTACTGCAGAAGATTATAAAGCTCAAATCTTATCAAACTATACTTCAGTCATAGATGTTATTGCATGGGGTGGCGAAGATAATGTTCCTACGAATTATGGAAACGTTTATGTTGCGTTAAAGTTTGCTAATGGTGTAACTGAATCACAAAAGCAAACTGTTAAAGATGCTATTACAACTAATCTTACTACAAGTCTTTCTATCATGTCAATAGGCACAATTTATGTTGATCCTATTGAAACTTTCTTAGAAGTAATTTGTGCATTTGATTATGATCCTTCAAAAACTTCACTTACTCAAGCAACAGTAGAAGCAAATGTGTTTAGTACTATTACTAATTATTTTACAAATACACTTGAAAAATTTGGTTCTACATTTAGAAGATCGAATCTATTAACAAATATTGACGCGCTCGGTGATCATGTGATATCATCTCGTATTGATGTAAAACTTCAACAAAGACTTATTCCAACTATAAATCAAACTATAAGTTACGATATTCAATATCCAGAAGAACTTGCTCCTGCAAGCGCATCACAACATATTATTCAATCTGGCGCTTTTAGATTTAATAATGATATATGTAGATTTAGAAATAAGCTTGGATCAACTACTCTCGAAGTAGTTAACATTGCAACTGATGTTGCTCAGGTAGATAATGCTGGAACGTATTTCCCGGCTACTGGAAAAATATCACTTGTAGGATTTGCCCCTGAAGCACTCGTAAGTGGACAGGATTTTATTAAAGTTACTGCATCACCTCTTAATCAAGCCACCGTTAAACCTTTACGTAACTTTGTACTTAAAATTGATGCTGATGCATCATTTGCACAAGGAACAATAGATACTCAATCGACTGAGGTAGCTCTTACATGAGAACACGCACCTTAACAGATTTTCAAAGGCATAACGATAACTTTAGAAGAAATCAAGTTTTAGAAATTCTTCCTGAATATTATCAAGCTGATTATCCTTTTCTGTTAACTTTTTTAGAAGAGTATTATTCTTATTTAGATTCAGATGAAACGTTTTCTGCAATCAATGAGTTATTTGGAATACGTGATATTGAAAGAACTCAATTAAAATTTCTTGATCAAATCTTTTCTGAGGTTGGTGGAGGCGCTGGATCTGGTAATTTTACAGATGCAAGAGAAGCTCTTCGAAACTTTGCAAATTATTTTAGAGTTAAAGGAACTCTTTTTTCTTCAGAAGGATTTTTTAGAGCATTCTTTGGTGAAGAAGTTGAAGTTATATACCCAAAGAAAGATTTGTTTATTGTAGATGATTCTTTAATTGGACCACAATCAATTAAGTTTATTCAGAATGGACAGTTGTATCAAATCTTTTCTATTCTAATTAAATCTTCTATTCCTCTTAATCAATGGAATAGTTTATACAAAAAATTTGTGCATCCGGCCGGTTGGTTTTTAGGAGCTGAAGTTTCTTTTGATACTAAAGTTTCTTTAAGTATTTCTACACCTGATGTAATTGAAGCAAGTGTTACAGACTTAATCATATCAAGTACAAGTTCACCTTTCGGCATATTTGGTAAACCTTATGAAATGGCAGTATTTTTACCAGACGGAGCAGACTCAGACGGAACTGAAACAATCATTAGACATAGAAGAGTAAGCGAATATGCAAACGTAGAGGTTGATGAATTAGTTGCAAGTTATGGACAGATTGCACCAAACCCAGATGGATTGTTAGATATCAATTCACCAACGTTTGATGAAGATTCTGGTAGACCTACTGGAGCAGTGAGAGTAAGTAATACTGTAGAAACAATGGATTTTGATAGATTCGAGGACTACTTATGATTATAAATACAGTTAGCAAATTTTGAAAAGAGATAATTAATGGCAAACCAAAAAATATTCACAGGCAGTGCTGCAAACGATGGCACCGGAGATACTCTTCGTAATGCTGCTATAAAAATAAATGCAAACTTTAGTGAAGTATATACTAGGTTAAGCGGAGATTCGACGGCGCTTGTTGGACAAGTTCAATTTGCCGGTGACGGTGTAAAATTTGAAGGAACTTCGACAGATAGTTTTAATACTGTGATGAAAGTTGTCAATCCGACAGGTGCTCGAATTGCAACCTTGCCAGATAAAACAGGAGCTATAATTGTTGATAGTGCAACCCAAACACTCAAAAATAAAACGATCTTATCGCCAACACTTACAACACCTTCCATCAAGGATCTTGATAGCAACCACTCGTATAACTTTGTTGTATCTAATTTGGCTGGCAATCGTAATGTAAATCTTCCTCAACTTAACGATTCAGACACGTTTGTCTTTAATAAAACATCTGCAACCTTGTTAAATAAATCATTGACTTCTCCAACGATTACAACTGGAAAAGTTATAACTGGTATTAATGATGCTAACGGTGCACGATTGATGAGCGTTGTTCCTACTGCAAGTGCTGTTTACAACGTAACACTTACTAACGGAGATTCGGGTACAGGATTTCCAACATTTGCATCAAGTGGTAATGGAACTGATATTAATTTACAAATTGATGCTAAAGGGATGGGAGCAGTTTCAGTTAAGAAACTAGCAATGACATCTTCTACCATTACTTCAAACGGTACAGTTTCTGATTTAGCTGGGCATATAGTTATTAATAGTTTATCAGGAATCGCTGTGGCAATTAATGATGGTACTACAGTAGGAGAACAAAAAATATTAACAAACAAGGGTGCTGGTACAGCAACAGTTACACCCACAAATCTTGCCGACGGAACAAGTTTTACACTAGCTACTACAAAAGCAGCGATGTTGATTTGGGACGGAACAAATTGGTTTAGAATAGTTTCAGCATAGGAAATAGAAAATGACAGCAATTGCAACTGATAAATTAAAAAGATTTTTTGTAAATAAACTTTTTGCAGATGTCGCAGATTCTAGTGAAAGATATTATCTTGGAATCGGCGAATCTCAGGATTGGGATAGTGCTGACTTAGCACCTTCGCCATTAGTAACAAATGTTGAAGAAAGAAAAGCTCGGCTTAAACTTCAATCACTAAAAAGTGCTGAAACAAATTCATTCGTTGTTCCTCGTTATAACTGGGTTTCTGGTACAACATATGAAGCTGTTAATGATGCACTCGTAGGTCAAACAAATTATTATGTTTTTACTGATGAAAATAAAGTATTTTTATGTCTTCAACAAGGTAAATCATCTTTTGGAAATTCTGTTACTTCTTCGGTAAAACCTACTGGTGAATCACGTAAACCTCTCACTACTGCTGATGGATATGTGTGGCAATATCTTTATACAATTTCAGCTTTGAAAGCTACACAATTTGTTTCGGCTAACTTTATTCCTGTGCAAAAAGTTATCACTGCTATTGATGCTAATGAAAC